TGTTTAAAAAATTACTGAATGATTTAATGTCGATATTCCCGTCTCCTAAGAGTTGGTTCCGATCTTTCTTTGTTTGTTTCGGAGGGGCCGAATTGTTTCCTACAGGCTTGGGTGGCTCGGCTTTCTTCTCCTTGGAAGGGGATGCTTTTTTCAATGCATTTGCTTTGCTTTGAATCGCATTCCATCCCTCGGCCAAAAGCCCGAATAGAAATTCACCTTGTGGCATTGTATGCAGTTTCTTTAATTCCGGTAGTCCCCTACCGACTTCAAAGTACTCTTGCAGTTGACTGTCCTCGTTGCCGAGCCAATCAAAGTGAGCCGGCATACTTTGCTCAATCTGTGCCTTTTGGATCATGTGTTGTTCCCGGGCCGGTATATGAGTTTGTAAGGCTTCGTCAGCTTCTTCAAGTAAGCTTGCGATCTTTTCAGCATCGTACTCTTCCCCGTTGTGCTCTACATAATCCTTACCGATATTAGACATTGCGAACTTCCTAGCCCTCATTGCCGTTTTCTTATACTCTTCTAACTCCTCGTAAGTGTTAACTTCCGAAAGAGGTTGTGGTCCGGAATCTCCACTAGCCAAATTCTTTTGTTGAAGGGCTTCAAGTTTTTCCTCCGCATCCTTCGCTCTTGCAGTAAGTTTCCCTACCTGCTTAACGAGCTTCTGAACACTTCTAGGAACTTGCTCTTCTTCTTCATTAGAATCGGTTTCCTCGTTATCAAACTGTGAAAGAACTTCCTCCTCCTCGGTTTCGGGACTCTCGTCCGTTGCCGTAGATTCGGCTTCGTTATCGCTTTCCCCAAACATTTGGGAAAGTCCTAACTGCGTGATATTCTCTGCATCCGATTCAGTAGGCTCGGTTGCCGTAGCCGTGTCAGTATTATCTGTCATAAATCTACTATTTAAAGAGTTAGTCTTCTCGTCTGCCCTTTCGGGCCAAGAACACTAATACCAAAATGTACTATTGTTTTAGACCTATTTTAAAAAGTTACCCCACCCATCCTTAAACTTTTCATACTTACCTTTGCTATTCAAGATATGAGGGAACACTTTTAAAGTCTTGTATCTTATATGCCGTCTCGGGATTATGTACCACGCATCCCCGTTGTCGTACCGGGCATAACCGGCGAACATATCATAAGCTTGATTAAAAGCTTTCGATTGTCCGAAACCGCTTACCCATTGGTATTTGGCATCACCGTTCCTTTCCGTGCCACAACCGGCGGTTCCTTTTATCTGTACCCGGTATTGGACGGGTCCCCTTACGACCATCACATCGAAGGGGAGGTTATCCCCAACGGTGTGACAAACATCCAAACCTCGACCCAATGCCTCGGCAATGAAAAGTTGTTCATAGTATGTTCCAACTGCTTTATTGTTGTTTGACATCTTTAGGATAAACCGGGCCACCCAACTCTATAAGAATCGTGTCCGCCATGCTTATCCTACCGGCTAAGTTAGCCAAACGACCCGGAGTGTCTGAATTTTCCGGGTTAGCAAAATCTGCCAAAAGGTTTTCCCTTATAATAGTAAGGTGCTCAAGTAAAACCCGATACTCATCCGTGGGGCGGAGCCGTTTAATTGAATCTGCTAGTGTCATTCTATCCTAGTGAAGTTGGGGGCATATTGCCCGGAGGTGTACCTAGTTTTCCAATTAAGGCGTTCTTTTGTTGTTGGACGGCTTGTTGAAGCTGACCCATATAGGTTTGTAGCCTAGCTTGGAAACCCTCGTCCTGTTGGAGTTTTTGTTGAATGTCCGTTCCGGGTATTTCTTCGGTACCCTGCAACCAATTTTGGATTACGCTCATGCGAAGCTCTGCATTGGCGTTAGGTGGTGCGTTGACTACTTGACCGGAAGCGATCTTAGCGATATCCGCACTAGTCTCTTCCTCTTCTCTTTGAGTGGCGGTCTCCTTCGGTTGAATGAGTTTACTTGCCAAGTTCGCATCGATGCTCTCGACAAAGACCCGGGTAAATTCACCAAAGTCAACTTGCCCATTGCGGTCAAACTGAGACATGATCGTTCCGACCTTCTCAAGTTTCTCGAGTTGTTTGTCTTCGTCCGCATTTAAAGTATTCCAACTAAGCTCAATATCATATTTGTTACCGGTTTCATCCATGTAGATCTCTACGCCGTTCTCGTTGTTAGTTACCCGGAACCAAACCTTATCGTCACCGTAGCTTTTCTGAAGGCTCCATATCTGATTTAAGACTTGCTTCCAACCATTCAGCCAATTGTCTACCATTGATTGGGTCAAGACATTCGCAAAGACTGCGTCCGCTTCATCAGTTGGTCTTCCGGTAACCTTGTAGCTTTGAGTGAGTAGACTATGCTCTACCTCCGTACTTGCCGGGGAGTAACGAGGGATCTCCATGTACCCGACTTCCCCCCTCCTACGCACAGGAATCTTTGCCCCCGGTCCTATCGAAGCAGGGGCCCTACCCACCACATATTCAACCGGTGGGACCGTACTAAGACTTGCTTGGTCACGGCGAGCGTCTCGTTCTGTCTTGATCCCGTACTCGTATCCTCTGAGTAGCTCGGGCCAACCACGGGAATCAAATAGTCTTTGGGTTACGCATTCCCGGGGAAAAGCGATGAAGGGATACTGAGCCGGGGAGGTTGTGATTGTTGTGTGTGTTGCATACAGTTCATCTTCTCCTCGCTCGGTAAAAACCGTCATCGACATAACCGGAACACCATTCTCGTCCACTTCCCTGCGATAAGAACAAATGACTTGAATTAGCCCATCGTAGTTCTGTTTCTGTTCATGGTCCCGGTTTGGGAATACAATCGGTTGGCTCTGCCTTACGGAAGGAGCGTCACCCGTATAATGCTCGATAGCGTCATCCACGAATTTTTCATCCCACCCGTCAGAGTGTACCTTGCCCTTTAATTCCTCGGGCGTAAAATAGTGTAAGCAGTAAATGCTCCGGGCAGACTGAAGATCCATAACATTTGCGTCTATCAAGATATCCCTGCCTAACTCATAAGTCTTGATATAAGGACGGTTACAAGTCACCTCGTTAACCGTATACCGGACATTAGCCTTACCTTCCAATAACTCCAAGATCTTACCCTCCAAGTCATCGTCAACAATGCTACCGTCCTTGTTACGCATTAGCTCTGCTATGATACCGGGGTCACCGGTTTCAAGGGCAACCCCCATGTCCGGATCCCTCATCAGCTTGGCAATAGTCAAGGTACGGTAGTTCTTCTGTACTTCCCGTTTCCAATACACGCCCAAAATACCCAAGCCTTTCTCGAGTACATTGTTGGCCAACACTTCACTCTCCCGGGAAAGCTCGTCCATCTGACTAAACACAAGCCACTTCATAAACTCCGTAACCATGTTTGCGTTAGCGACATCCGAGGATTCCACCGGAGCACAAATCAAATTGCTCTTCTTTAACGAAGACTTGAGCATTGCAACCGAAGAGGTAATAAGATTGTCCGTATGGAACACCTCTAGGTCACTTGCATTGTCCCATGGCCATGCTTGAGGTCCGTGCTTACGCCCGTCATCGGACTTGTTGGGCCATAAGTTAAACCGTACATTACGGTTCTCCTCTGACCGGGTAATCCACCAACCTAGCTCGTTACGAACACGGTTGAAATCATCTCTTAGTTCATTGATGTCCGGGGTATCCGAATACACCCGGGCCTTGTTGTCGTACTCGTTCATTGGTCCGGTAAGTATAGCTCAAGTTCCGGATTATTAGACCTAACCTTTTTCATGGCAGACGCTTCCGCTTTCTTAATAACCATGATGTCGCAACCCACGAAATCAGCAATCTCTTCAAGCGTGTAACTTGGGGGATTACCCGTCTCCAAATTCTCACACCCTGCCCAACAAACCATAAAATCCAATAGAGTATCAATCCTCCTAGTCCTCTCTTCAATCTTTTCATACCAATCTGTACAGATCACCCTTAACCTCCATTACCCTAATCCTAGACCTAACCTTGGGCCTTAACTTAGGTTGTTTTACCACACGAATGAAACG